AATTATAGTGGGTGGAGAAGAAAGAAAAATTTCTGCTATCGCAAGTGACACAAGTTTAACTGTTTCTGAAAAATTCATCGGAGTCAATGCAACCGCCGCATACGAAAGAAAATGGGAATATGCAGATGCATTTTCTGAAGGAGCACCAACAACTTCAGCCTTTGCAGAAGACAAGAGTCTTGAATTAGATGAGATTCATGTTGCAATCGTTGACGAAGATGGAGATTGGACAGGAACTAAAAATGAAGTCGTAGAAGCCTTCGGAAACCTTTCTGTCATTAAAGATGCAAAGGGTGCTGATGGAGAAAATATCTTCTATGCGAATTATCTCAATAAAAATTCAGAATATTGTTGGTTTGCAGATCATCCTATTTTTAATATTCCAAATATAGACGGAACAACTGGCACAGAAACACTTGATACTGGTTCTGGTGCAACTATCACTCTAACAAGTGGAACTGGAAGTGGAACATTTCATGGATGGGGAATTACATCTACCGCAGCTCTTGCACAGAATATCACAGGTGGTACTGCAAATAACGCATTTATGATGCCTCATGCTCCTCTTTCAACAAGTTTTCAAGGTGGAACAGATGGTAGTGACCCTTCTGATGCAGATCTTATTCGTGCATACGATAAAATGAAATCCGCAGAGGATACAGACGTTTCTTTAATAACGACTGCAAATCATGGTTCTACAGTAGTCAGACACATAATTAATAATATTGCAGAATCACGAAAAGATTGCGTTGTTTTCTTCTCACCAGAAAAAGCAGATGTTGTTAATAACACCGATTCCTCAACTGCTACAGATGATGTTGTTGATTATCGGGATACTGTAAATATGAATACATCTTATGCAGTCATGGATTCTGGTTGGAAGTATCAGTATGATAAACATAATGATAAGTTTCGTTATGTCCCATTAAATGGTGACATTGCTGGACTTTGTGCAAGAACAGATGCTGACAGAGATCCTTTCTTCTCGCCAGGTGGTTTCACTAGAGGACAAATCAAGGGTGTTGTAAAACTTCCTTATAATCCAAAACAAGCTGAAAGAGATAAGTTGTATTCTAGTCAAGTGAATCCAGTTGTTACCTTCCCAGGCGAAGGAACAATTCTTTATGGTGATAAAACACAACTGACTAAACCATCTGCATTTGATCGTATTAATGTAAGACGATTGTTTATTCTTCTGGAAAAAGCAATTGCGAATGCAGCACGATTCCAGTTATTTGAATTCAATGATGAGTTTACACGTTCACAATTTGTTTCAATCGTGGAACCATTTCTCCGTGATATTCAGGGTAGAGGTGGTATTACAGATTTTCGTGTTGTGTGTGATGCCTCAAACAATACACCACAAGTTGTTGACTCAAATCAGTTTAGGGGAGATATTTATATCAAACCATCACGAGCTATCAACTTCATTCAGTTGAATTTTGTTGCAGTTCGTTCTGGTGTTGAGTTCTCTGAAGTCGTAGGTGCATTTTAATATAAATAATTAAAACGATTTAAATCGGAGAAATCAAATGGCATTTAATTTATCAACATTTCAAAGTGCGCTCGCTTCGGGGGGCGCCCGTCCAAGTCTATTTGACCTTGAGGTTTCAAAGGTGGCGGCAGGAGTATCATCTTTAAATAATATTAAATTTGTATGTAACGTATCTGCACTACCACCTTTGACAATTACACCAATTGAACGACAATATTTTGGTAGGGTTGTCAAAATTCCAGGCGACATGACTTTTGGAGATTTGAGTACTACAATCATCATGACAGAAGGCGGAGATGAACGTTCTGTATTAGAACAATGGATGGATGAAATAAACAAAACCACCCAAAATAAAATGAATGAAGGACATGTTACTTCAAATGGTTTTGCAGGAACGGTTAAACTTAACCAATATGGTAAAGCTGGTAGTTCAACACCAATTCATAAAATTGAATTTGTTGATTGTTGGCCAAGTACAATTGGAGATATAGCATTAAGTTACGATACGGCGAGTGATATTGAAGTATTTGATGTAACTTGGACTTATAATTACTACACTTTTGCATAAAGGATAACAACAATGGCATTCACAGTAACAGAATTCAAAAGTAACCTTTTTGCACAAAATGTCCAAGGTGGTGCAAGACCAGCATTGTTTAAGATTTTAATCAATGATGGAGAAGGTACACATTCATTTTCAGATAATGAAAATATTCTTGTTAAAGCTGCAGCTATTCCTGCAGCAAATATTGCTCCTTTACCTATAAATTATGCAGGAAGAGCTTATAAAATGACAGGTTTTCGTACTTACGATAATTGGACTACTACAATTCTTAATGATGAAAATTTTGCAATTCGTATCAAAATTATGAATTGGATGAGGCGATTATCGGGCGATTTAGATGGTACAAGATCTGGTGCCTTTGGACAAACCAATACACCTGGCAGTGCAGTAGTCACACAGGTTGGTGTAAAAGGAGATGATGTACATTCATGGAAAATGCACAATCTTTGGCCGACAGAACTTGGAGAAATTCCTCTTGATTGGTCTAGTGATGCAGTAGAAGAATATCCAGTAACTTGGGCATTTGACTATTGGAGTCATGGAGCATCCGCAGAGGAAAATAATTCCTTGATTAATGGCGTGCAATAATGAGTTTAAAATGAATGGCTTTTTCAGTCACGGAGTTCAAATCTAATTTACAACAGGGAGGGGCACGCCCTTCCCTGTTCATAGTTGAACTTCTCTATCCAACGGATGTAACCAATCCACCTACACGTTCAGAATTCCTTATAAAAGGTACATCTATTCCTGCATCTAATATTGGCTCTCATGAAGTATTTTTTCATGGGAAGTCAATCAAAGTTGCAGGCGATAGAACCTTTGATACTTGGGACACTACCATCATTAACGATGAAGATTTTGGTATTAGAAATGCATTGGAACAATGGATGAATTTAGTGTCTGGACACAAACTAAATAATAGAGACAGTAACTTTGGTATTGCAGAAGGTGACAATGTAAAATATAAAAAAGAATTGACAGTTACTCAATTTGGAAAACAAGGAAATAAATTGAAATCTTATAAATTTTTCAATGCTTTTCCTACAGCTCTGTCTCCAATTACTTTAGATTGGAGTGCAGGAGAAATAGAAGAATTTACTTGCACTTGGACATATGACTATTGGGAATCAACAACAATCACAAGTAATACATAATCAAGACAACCTACATTTATTTGGGAGATTAAATAATGGCATTTGAAATATTTGGTTTCAAAATTGAAAGAAAGAGTGAAGAACAACCAAATGCAAAAGTTCCTGCATTTGCACTTCCAGAAAATGAAGATGGTTCTATGATGATTGCTGGGGGAGGAGCCTATGGTTCTTACCTCAACATGGAGGGTGCATATAAAAGTGATGTTGATCTTATCTTCAAATATCGTGAAATGTCCTCACTTTCAGATTGTGAAATTGCAATAGAGAATATTGTAAACGAAGCAATTGTTGCAGGAAAAGGCGAACGACCAGTAAATATTCTCCTTGATAATACAGGTCTTACCGAATCAATTAAGACAAAAATAAGAAATGAGTTTGATGTTGTCCTTGATTTGTTGAACTTTAACAATTTCGGACATGAGATTTTCCGCAGATGGTATGTGGAAGGAAGATTATACTATCACATCATGATTGATGAAAATGATCCATCAAGAGGTATTGTTGAATTGCGAAGTTTAGATGCTACAAAAATCAAAAAAGTCAATCATGTCAACAAACAAAAAACACCACAAGATACTGTCAACGTAAAGGTTGATGAGATATTCACGTACAATCCAGCTGGAATGAATAATCAACACCAACAAGGTATTCTCATTTCCAAGGACAGTATCGCATACTGTACATCTGGACTTCTTGATCCAAAGAAAAAACAAGTATTGTCTTATCTTCACAAGGCAATCAAACCTCTCAATCAATTACGAATGGTTGAAGATGCAATCGTCATTTATCGCATATCAAGAGCACCAGAACGAAGAATTTTTTACATTGACGTAGGAAATCTACCAAAAGTCAAAGCAGAACAATACATTCGTGACATTATGACACGATACAAGAATCGGTTAGTCTATGATTCCGACACAGGAGAAGTTAGAGATGACCGCAGACATCAATCAATGTTAGAGGATTACTGGTTGCCACGAAGAGAAGGTGGGAGAGGAACAGAAATTACCACACTCCCCGGCGGTGAAAATCTTGGACAATTAGATGACGTAGATTATTTTCAGAAAAAACTTTACAAAGCCATGCACGTTCCTGTTTCACGACTAGAAGCAGATTCGGGATTTTCTCTTGGAAGAGAAAGTGAAATTACAAGGGACGAACTATTATTCAGTAAATTTGTCAATAAACTTCAGATAAGATTTTCTTCATTGTTTCAAGAGGTGATGGAAAAACAGTTGATACTGAAAAATGTAATGACTTCTGCCGATTGGTCAAAAATTAGAGACAAAATACAATACAATTTTACATCAGATCATTTCTACACAGAATTAAAACATCAAGAAATAATGACTGCAAGAATGACTCTTGCAAGAGATATGGAAGATTTTGTAGGAAAATATTATTCAAAAGAATGGTTCAGGACGAACATACTTAGACAAAATGAAGAAGAAGCGCAGTTGGAAAACGAAAGAATTGAAAGTGAACTTGATAGTGAATCAGATGACTCAGAAGACGAAGACATCTAGTTTTATAAATATTAATAGACAATTTTTTGGAGGATTATGTCAGAACAACAAGAATTTAAGACTGTAGATTTAATAGATTATTCAATGCAAAATAACCCCTTGAAAGTAAATGATGCTTTCAATCAACTTATTTCTTCTAAAGTAGTAGATATGCTCGCAACCAAGAAACAAGAGGTTTCTAATACTATGTTTACAGACAAAGTTGAAACAGAACCAGAAGAAGAAATCCAAGCAGAACCAGAGGTAGAACCAGAACAAGTGGAGGTATGAAATGGCATTCGCAACAAGAACCCTTAGAGATGTAGATGCAGGAGGGGGAACAGTAACAGTTTTATTGGATATAGATGCTCATAATGCTTCAGCAACCGCATTAGATGCCGATGGACTAAACAATTTTGCAAATGGTGCTAAATTAAATATCAGTAGAGTTTGGTGGGGATTGGTTGCATCGGCTGCAAATGGTGGTTCTGCATTAATTGAATTCAAGGGCGCAAGTTCTGATACTACTGCAATTCGTGTTGCAGGAACAGGTTACTATGATGGACCAATGATTTATAATAATGCAACCAACACAACCGCAACATCAGCAGATATTGAATGTGTTTCAGTAAATGCAACTGGATATATTTGTTTAGAAATGAAAAAAGACACAGGTTGGACAGGATAATGAAAACACTAAAAGAATTTAAACAAGTTTTGGGGTTGCCCGTTGCACCTAAAATGGAACAAAATAAGTTTACAAAAATGTCTACTATACTGGGTGAAGATGTGATTGATATGTTACGAACCATTTCCAAAAAGAAAAAAGAAATGAACATAAAGTTTGATTCTGGGACAGAAGTTCCAATTGACCCAGATTCGGCTAATGTATTATTAAAAACTTACGATTCACTTAATTCTTCTAACAAGAAAAAAATGCAAATGAACATGAATAAAGATACCAAATCTTTCATGAAAGTTTTAGATTTTGCATTTAGTAACGCAAAATAAAGGCAAGTATGAAATTAATCTGCGAGTTAACAGAATCAGTAGATTATGAACTTATTGAAGAAGGTGCAGGAGGAAAGAAACAGTATTTTATTGAAGGTATTTTCATGCAGTCCGAACAGAAAAACAAAAACGGACGAATCTATCCAAAAGAAATTCTTCAAAAAGAAGTAAAGCGATATAATAAAGAATACGTAGAACCAAAACGTGCCTTTGGAGAATTGGGACATCCAGACGGACCAACTGTAAATCTTGACAAAGTTTCACACATGATTACAGAATTGGTAGAGGATGGAAAAAACTTTATCGGACGAGCAAAGATTCTTGATACACCGAATGGTCAGATTGTAAAAAGTTTGATTGATGAAGGTGCAAGATTAGGTGTTTCCTCAAGAGGTATGGGAACACTGAAAGCAGACAAGAAAGTACAGATTGTTCAAGATGATTTCTATCTTGCAACTGCTGCTGATATTGTCGCAGATCCATCCGCACCTAATGCTTTCGTAGAAGGTATTATGGAAGGTGTGGAATGGATTTGGGAAAATGGTTTGTTAAAAGCACAAGATGTAGAACGTGCAAAACAAAACATTCAAAAAGCATCTTCAAAACAACTTGAAGAAGTAAAACTCAAAGAATTCAAAAATTTATTGTCTAATCTTTAAGTTTTATAAATATTAACAGACACGAACTACTTATAAAAATTTTTAGGAGTTTCAATGACTGAAGAAATTAATAACCAAGAAGAAGTTCTGGAACAGACTGAGCAAGAACAGGAACTTGTTGAAGCTCCAGAGCAGGTTGCAGAAGAAACTGTGGAAGAAGAGAATATTGAAGAGATTCGGGTTCCTTCAACCAAAACTGCAATGATCAAACAACTTTTTGACAAAGTAAACGGATTGAAAAAAGAAGAAGTTTCAAAACGTTTCAAAGACCTATTAGATGTAATCGAAGCAGAAGATTTGGGTGGAGAAGAACCCGATGATGCATCACCAGAAGGTGATAAGATTGCAATCGGTAAAAAGAAAAAGAAAGTGAAGGTTGCAATACCTGAAATTAATGTCAAAGAAGACATTGCTGCTTTGGTTCAAGGAGAAGAACTTTCCGAAGAATTCAAGTCAAAAGCAGCAACAATTTTCGAAGCAGCAGTACATCAAAAAGTAATGGAAGTTTCGAGTGAAAAAATAGACGAACTCGAAAAAGAATTTCAAGAAAACTTACAAGAAGAAATCGTTTCTTTCCGTGATGAGTTGACTGAAAAAGTTGACGGATACCTCAACTACGTAGTTGAAGAGTGGATGAAAGAAAACGAACTTGCACTTGAGAGTTCCTTGAGAAGCGAAATTACAGAAGAGTTCATGGGTGGATTGAAAAATCTGTTCACCGAACATTACATCGAAGTTCCAGATGAAAAGGTTGACATTGTAGAGAACCTTTTTGACAAAGTTGAGGAACTAGAAGAGAAATTAAATTCTCAAATTGAAGAGAACGTCAAAACTAAAGACGAACTCAATGATTATCGCAAAAATAAAATTCTCGAAGAAGTATGCGATGACCTTGCAGACACACAAGCAGAGAAAATGAAATCTTTGGTTGATGGAGTGACTTACGAGGAAAATGCAGATGATTTTGAGAATAAGGTAAAAATGATTAAGGAGAGTTATTTCCCTAATCAAGTTAAACAGGATGAAAATATTGAACAAGAAGATGTTGTTTCAGAAGAAGAGGTTTCAGAAGAATCTCCTAAAATGAATAACATCATGGAAGCTTACAGCAAAGCAATTGCTCGTAAGTAATTTTTTACATAGTTTTTAAAACAAAACAGGAGTTTTAAAATGCAACTCGCAGAACAAATTAACAAAAAGTGGGCGCCTGTTCTTGACCATCCCGATCTTCCAGAGATTAAGGATGCACATCGAAGAGCGGTAACTGCTTTATGTCTTGAGAATGTTGAAAAACAATTCGCTCAAGATCAACAAGGTGGGGGTCTTCTTTCAGAAGCAACTCCAATTTCTGTTATGGGTACTACTACAGCCGTAGGATCTGGTGCAGCTGGTGGTACTGATGCAGGACAAGTCGGAGTAGATTTTGCCGATCCAGTTCTTATCAGTATGGTTCGCCGTGCAATGCCACAACTTATCGCTTATGATATTTGTGGTGTTCAACCAATGTCTGGTCCTACTGGACTTATTTTCGCATTACGTGCTCGTGTTGGAACACAAGCCGGTGCAGAAGCACTTTATGACGAAGCATTAACTTCATTATCGGGTGCTGCCGGTGATGCAACTGGTGATGCAGTTGATACACCAGG